CCTCAACTGGCAAAACTTTTTTTGCTCTCTCAATTGTCAAACACTTCCTCAACAGCAATCCTAATGCTCAGGTAATTTATTTTGAAACAGAATCTGCCGTGTCGAAAGACATGATGGTTTCTCGTGGTATTGATGTAAAGCGTGTTGGTCTTGTTCCTGTATCTACGGTGCAGGAGTTTCGTACTCAATCTATCAAGGTGGTGGATGAGTATACAAAATTGAAGAAAGAAGATCGCCCACCTCTGCTGTTTGTTCTTGATTCGCTTGGCATGTTGTCTACATCTAAAGAGATTCAGGATGCAACTGAAGGTAAAGAAACCAGAGACATGACTCGTGCTCAGGTGATTAAATCTATCTTTAGAATTCTGTCATTGAAACTTGGGCAAGTTAGTATTCCTCTTATCGTTACCAACCATACATATGAAGTAGTTGGTGCATATGTGCCGACAAAAGAAATGGGAGGTGGCGCTGGTTTGAAGTATTCTGCATCTACTATTCTTTTTCTATCTAAGAAAAAAGAAAAAGAAGGAACAGAAGTGGTCGGTAACATTATTAAAGTGAAGACACAAAAGTCACGCTTCACAAAAGAAAATTCAGACATCGAAACGAGGCTATTTTATGACGCAAGGGGATTGGATAAATATTACGGATTACTGGAGTTGGGTGAGAAATATGGAGTATTCCAACGCAAGGGCAACCGGATTGCTGTTGGGGAATCTTCTGTTTATCCTTCTGTTATTCTTGCCAATCCTGAGAAGTATTTTACGCTTGAAGTGATGCAAGCATTAGATGAGTGCGCCCAAAAAGAGTTTCTATATGGAGTAGTGGATGGAGAGAATTGAAACAACCATACTACGCAATCTTCTATGTAACGAACAGTTCTATAGAAAGGTTGTTCCTTTTGTAAAACCAGATTATTTCAATGAGATTCATGAGAAAGTAATTTACGAAGAGGTGTGGAACTTTGCAAGTAACTATAAGTTAGTTCCTACCAAAGAAATGTTAACAATCAACTTAGAAAACAGGAAAGATTTAAATGAAGAAGTATATCAAAACGCAATTAAAACGATTGTTGAACTTAATGATTCGGCAGTCGAATACCAATGGTTGCTCGACACCACAGAGAAGTGGTGTAAAGACAGAGCAATCTATCTCGCCTTATTGGAGTCAATCAAAATCGCAGATGGAGGCAATCCAAAAATATCAAAGGATGCGATACCAAGCATTCTCCAAGATGCCCTAGCAGTATCTTTCGACGAACATGTAGGTCACGATTACATTGAGAATAGTGCAGAACGTTATGAGTTTTATCATCATGAAGAAGATAAAACTCCCTTTCATCTGGAATACTTCAATAAGATTACCAAAGGTGGTTTGCCTAACAAGACACTGAACGTTGCTCTTGCTGGAACTGGTGTAGGTAAGTCACTCTTTATGTGTGACCTTGCCGCTCATTGTTTATCGATGGGTCGCAATGTTCTTTACATCACTCTTGAGATGGCAGAAGAAAAGATTGCTGAACGTATTGATGCTAATCTTTTTAATGTCAACATCAAAGACCTGGTTGATTTGCCCAAGACAATCTTTCAAAGTCGTATCAACGAACTGAAAAGGAAAACACAAGGCAGGTTAATTATCAAGGAATATCCTACAGCATCTGCTCACGTTGGTCATTTTAAATCTCTTCTTAATGAGCTTCAACTTAAGAAAACTTTCAAACCCAATATCGTCTTTATTGACTACCTTAACATCTGTGCTAGTGCAAGATATAAAGGAGCTATCGTAAACTCTTATACCTATGTCAAAGCAATCGCAGAAGAACTCAGAGGATTGGCAGTTGAACACAACGTTCCTCTTGTCAGTGCTACCCAAACTACAAGGTCTGGGTTTGGCAATAGTGACGTGGATCTTACTGATACTTCAGAATCCTTTGGTTTACCTGCTACTGCTGACTTTATGTTTGCTCTTATTGCAACAGAAGATTTGGAGAAGGATGGTAAGATTATGGTTAAACAACTAAAGAATAGATACAACGACCCTACCATGTATAAACGATTTTTAGTTGGGGTTGACAGAGCAAGAATGAAGTTGTATAATGTAGACAACGCTGTTGATTTATCTTCTGATAAAGAAGAAGAGTATAACTTCGAAGAGATAACAGTGGAACAAAGCAAAAACACACAAAGTAAATTTACCAGTTTTATTGTATGACTATTGATCTTAATAAGTATGTTAAATTCGTTGCTTGTGTAACGAGCCCTGCATCTCGTGATAATACTGAGTTTATTAATCGTTTGATTGAACTCAAAGAACAAGGCGCAGATCCTCAACGTCTTCTGACTGCTGCTGCTGGCATTACTGCCGAAGGCGGTGAGTTTACTGAGATTGTAAAGAAGATTGCATTCCAAGGCAAACCATATAGTAAAGAAAATATCTTTCACATGAAACGTGAACTTGGCGATATTCTGTGGTATATTGCTCAAGCATGTATTGCTCTTGATGTTTCATTTGAAGAACTTGCTCAGATAAACTTTGAGAAATTAAATGCTCGTTATCCTGAAGGTACTTTTAGTATTGAACGTAGTGAGAACCGACTTGCTAACGACCTTTGATTTTTGCCTCCCCTAAATAATTGGGGAGGTTTTTTTATATGGCAAATAATCTTTCGTGGACTGAGTTTAAGAAACGTTATGAAAACAATCTCAGGCACGTATATACCAGAATTAAAAACGATCAAGCATTTAAATTAATTGAACCAGATGCTGCAGTAGCTAGATTGCGTGGACAAATGGCGAATGGCGTTACATTTTTTCCAACGGGATTATTAATTTTAACTCCAACAATTTCATCAAAAGGAAATTTAACTAAACCAACTACACAAGAATTTGAGAAAGTAATTTATCCAAAAAAATTTAATACGTTTAAAAATTTTTTAGTAGCAGTACAACAATATATTCCCAGTGGTGCAGTTAAAAATCAAGCTGGTGTATTTCCAGTTCGTATGTTTTTAATTAAGGGACAAACAGCAGTTGACTTCAATAAGTTAGAAAAAGAAGTTGATTTTGGTGGAGTTCCTAAGCGAGGAGAAAAAAGAAATATTTACTGGGGTAGGTTAGGTGAATTGCAAGATAAAGTAGATTCTACATATACATTGAATCAACCATCTTCAACAGAACAAGGAGAAGCAGATTTTATTGACGATGTTAATAGAGCAATTACTGCAATATTAGAAGAGAATCGTGTACCATCATTAACACTAAAAATTGGTAATCATACATTTAATAATATTGTTGGAGTTAATAAAGTAGAAGGAACAGTAAAAGCAGATTTAGCATTCGTTGCTATCAATGGTAAAAAATTAGAAGACGTTGGATTCTATTCACATAAGAAAGGAAAGCAAGCAAAAGATTTTGGTCAGTGGTCTGGTACGGTATTTCTTTATAATCAATATGATGTAGTAAAAGGATTTGTTGATTACATGCATTCTATCGTTGGACCAAATAAATTATATGATTTAGCAAAGATGGGACCAACTACTTTTGCTATGAATATTGATGCGCCTACATTGAGAAATTTAAGAATGTCTGCTATCTATGGAAAGGAGTGGAATAGTTCTCAACATGGACCATCTAATTGTCATGGATTATTACAGGGTCATCCTAGTATTAGCAAAAGAGGATTAAATTATATTCTTACTATGAGTGGTCATTATGAATCACATGGTTCCGAAATGACAGGAGATTATGTTCCTGCATTGATGTTAATGAAAAAAGCATCATCGGAAAATATTACTGCTGGTGTTGGTAGAGCAGATAAGGGTGGCAAACAAGATGGAGGCATTCCTGGGGGTCGCTTCTCGATCTACCCCATAGGTGGCAGAACTATCACTCATGTGGTAGAATGCAAGAACAACAAATGGACTGACCCAACAACCTGGAGCTGCCACTCGTGAGCAAGAATACTCACCTTGAACACTTAGAAGACAGCATCTTGTTCGATGGCGAAGAGGGTGCTAAGGATGCATTTACATTTCTGGATGCACTTACCAAAACTTTTAGTGGTACTCAGACAAGCAACTTCAAAATTACTACGAAATGGGATGGCGCTCCTGCTGTAATTTGTGGTATTGATCCAGAGGGAGGAGATTTCTTTGTGGGAACCAAATCAGTTTTTAATAAAACTGAACCTAAAATTAATTATAGTAATCAACACATTGAAGTTAATCATGGTAATTCTTCTGGTCTTGTAGCAAAGCTCAAAGTAGCATTAGAACATTTTTCAAAACTTAATATTCGTGGAATCATTCAGGGAGACCTCTTGTTTACGGATGACGCTAAGGATGAGAAGATTGATGGTGTAGATTATCTCACTTTTACTCCCAACACCATTACCTATGCTATTGCAAAAGGAACTCCAGCATATACAAGAGCAAAGCGAGCAAAGATTGGTGTAGTATTTCACACTCGTTATGTTGGTAGCAGCATTGCAACGGCTCATGCCACCTTTGGTGTAGACATCAATCAGTTCAATAAAACTGATGATGTGTTTGTGATTAGTGCCGAGGTTGATACTCTGGGTAGTAACATGATTCTTGATGCACCTGAGCGTCGCAACTTAAACAACATGAAGCGTACTGCTACTCCAGCACTTCGTAATGCGTCTTCTTTCTTAGATAAAATCTCTGCACAAATCAACTCTAATGATAATTTGAGTGTAGGCACTCGCCTTAAAACTTACTTCAATACCTATGTTCGTGAGGGCAAACGTATTACGAATGTCAATCGTTTCATCGGTGATTTCAAACAAAATTATCATGACACAATGATGAAGGAAGTTAACAAAGTGAAGCAGAAGAAAACCAAAGCTGTTAAACTGAAGAAACTCTACGATGGTATTGAGTTTGTGGATTCCAACATCGCTGGACTTAAGGCAACAATCATATTGTATCTTATTCTACAGAATGCCAAGAATCTTTTCGTAAAGAAACTTGAATCTGCTGATGCCACTCGCACGTTCCTTCGCACTGATGATGGATTCCGTGTTACTGCTCCAGAAGGATTTGTTGCCATTAAGGACGGCAACGCTACCAAACTAGTAGATCGCCTGGAGTTCAGTCAAGCAAACTTCACGCTTCAAAAGAACTGGATCAAGGGAAACTAAAATGTTTAAGAAAGTAGTAATCACTTTCGGTCGCTTTAATCCTCCCACTATTGGTCACGAAAAATTGATCAAAGCAGTGGCGAATATTGCTGGCACCGATGACTATAAAATTTATACCAGTCATACCAAAGATAAGAAAAAGAATCCTTTGTCTGCTGAACAGAAAGTTGGATACATGAAAAAAATGTTTCCGACTCATAAAGACCATATTATGTTAGATACAGACCTGAAGACAATTATCAAAGTTCTTCAGAGTTTGCAAGGTGAATATGCAGATCTTGTTCTTGTAGTTGGTAGTGATCGTGTGCAGGAAATGGACACTTTGATTCAGCGTTATAACGGCACTGAATATACATTTAGATCTCTTGAAACTAAATCTGCAGGTGAGCGTGATCCTGATGCTGATGGTGTTACTGGTATGTCAGCTAGCAAAATGCGAGAAGCAGCAACTAATGCAAATGTTGCTGTATTTCGTCAAGGTATTCCAGATAAATTAAATGATAAAGAAATGATGCAATTAATGACAGAAGTTAGAGAGGGGTTAGGTATCAAATGAAATCACTGAAAGAATTACTACTACAATCCAAACAAAAATCCTACATGCTCGGCAAAATGTTTGTTGAGGGCGATTGGATAGAAAATACTCTAGGTGAAGTTGGCAAGATTCACAGGCGTGGTGTTAATTATGTTATTGCCGTGACTACCGAAGGTAAAATGTTTCGTGCTTGGGTAAAGGATATTAAGGAACATTGTGGTTGTTTTTTATCTGATGAGGAACCAATGAAGGAACGTGATGGTTTTAATAATATTGAAAAAACAAAGGCATTTATAAATAAGTATAAGAAAAAAATTTAACGAGAGAACAATGAACTTAGATGACTTTTCAAAACAACTAATTGAAAAAGCACTTGTGCAATTAGATGAGAAAGGGAAATGTAATCATACTGGAGCAGGAACTTCGTGCCCCAGACATGGAGATGCTGATTGCAGTTCTTCTAAACAAAATCGTTCGGAGGGTCTTATGCCAGAAGAATTAATTGGCACAACTTATGAAATTGAAATGACAGATGGCGAAACCATCATCATTGAGAAAGTGAAGATGGATGGCAAAGATGACAATGGTTTTAAGTCATGCTGGAAAGGTTATAGAAAGGTAGGAACCAAAGTAAAAGGGGGTAAGGAAGTCAATAACTGTGTAAAAGCTGGATATGAAGCAGAGGGTGATGAAGATCTTCAAGAGAAAGTCAAGATGGACGGCAAAGATAAAGCAAAGAAAGATCCTTGCTGGAAAGGTTACGAAATGATTGGTATGAAGAAGAAAGGTGGTCGTGAAGTTCCTAACTGTGTTAAAGCAGGATATGAAATGGAAGGTGATGAAGAACTAGCAGAAAGAAAAGACATGCCAGGCAGACAAGAAAAACTTGATGCTAACAAGAATGGTCAGATAGATGCCCATGACTTCGCACTTCTTCGCGCAAGAAAGAATAAGAAGTCGGTGAAAGAGATGTGGGAGAAAGCAGCAGAAGTTCAAGAAGGATACGGTAAGAGTAAAAAAAAAGATGTAGATGAGGGCAAGAAAGCAGAAATCGAAGTCATGCCAGAGGTTGATACTCATAATGATTCAGAACCACCTACAGGTAAGAAAGCAAAGAAAGAAGTAAAGAAAGAAGAGTTTGAACCACTGGAAGAGAAAAAGCTTTCTAAAGCAGAAACTGTTAAGAAGGAGAAATTTGTCAAAGGTATGAAGAAAAAATTTGATTCCTTCAAATCTAAGTATGGCGAGAGAGCAAAAGAAGTGATGTATGGAACTGCTACTGCGATGGCAAAGAAAGTAGCTAAATAAGATGTATTCTATATCTATAGAATACGTATTCTATAGGAGGTCATTATGGGCGCAATCGTTGCAGTGGTAAAACCACTTCTAATTTCACTTGCTACACATCCAGCAGTTAAGAATCTTGTTCTTGAACTACTCAAAAAGTATGTTGCTAGTACAGATAACAGTATTGATAATGTTGTTTATGAGATTGTTAAAGATAAACTCTTTAAACCACAAGCGTGATTATTTGTACAGTAACCAACTGGGGAGTAACTATTGTTCTTGGATTTCTTCTCTGATTATCTGAATGGTTGTCAAAAACAAAAAAACAGAAGCAAATGGAATCTTAGATTTCATGCAACTGTTTTTAAGAAAAGTATTATTTAAGGGAGACCGAAAGTAAGGTCTCCCTTTTTTATAAATACTTTTTAGAAAAGCAAATATTGTAAGAGGAATCGATGGCAATTTTTGGAACAATTGACGCTAAAGCGTTGGCAAATAATTTAAGTGTTACTAACAACAGCACCACTGTTACTACAACTGGTGATTTCACTGACAGAGCTTCTGACAACTTTGTTCAGAATGGTGACGTTCTTTCTTTGAGTGGAGTTCAGTATACTGTGGAGTCAGTAGTTTCAGCAACCTCACTTAAACTAAAGGTTGCGTATGCTGGTTCAACAGGTACAGTTACTGCTGCTAATGCTATTCGGAGAACTCCTCCAAAAGAAGATGCTGCACGTCTTCTTCATGAGGGTCATTATCCTTCTGGAACGAATCTTATCTTTGTTGATGACACTGAATCTGCTCTCAATGAGAATAAAATTCGTGGTCTCAAGTGGCCAGGTTGGTGGTTATATAGAACTTACACCGATGGCGATGGCAACACTCGTCACAAGGCAGAGTGCATTGCGTTTGCTAATGCTACTCAGGGCGCCGCCGTAGGTGATTACGGAACTGCTGATGGTGGCACTGAAGATAATCCTGCTGCTGACGTTGCGTCTGCTGTAACGATTACATCTCAACCTGCTGCTATTACTGGTGCTGCTACTCCATTTACAGGAACCTTTGCAGTTACCACTTCGACAACTGGCACACCAGGAACTCTTATCTTTCAGTGGCAATATCAAACTGCTTCGCAGACAACTAAGTGGACCAATCTCACAAACACTGGTGTATTCTCTGATACTACTACAGCAACTCTTACACTTACTGCTGCCGCTAAGGCAATATATGATGGTTACAAGTTCCGTGTAAAAATTACATCTGCTGGTGGAACGGAAGAGATTATTTCTAACTCTGCTTCACTAACTTACGCTTAGTGATATATGATCTTTCATGAATTGACATCAGACAACTGGTTGTTATTTGCTATTAAAAACTATAACAACCCGTTGTCCGTAACATATGATGACTTTGAAGAAGATCTTCAAAAATTTAAATATATTAAAAGATTACTTCGTCGTTATGAAACCACTGGTGAATTCAAACATCATTTAATTTTGAATCATATCATTACACTATATAATGTATTCAATGACGCAGCAACTCTGCTTCTATTCTATAAAATAGAATCGCAATACTGGTCAATTTTAAAAGCATTTATGGTTTTTCTTAATAGATTACCAGAACATGTAGATACAAAAGATGTAGACGAATCATGTCTGAAACTTCTCAAACTACTATGAATGAAATGATGGCAGGTGATGGATCTAGCCTAGCACTTCCTCCTGCTTTTGTTTTTGTTAACACAGCAAAGAAAAAGAAAAATCTCAAAAAAACCAAAGACGAAAAAATTGATGGTCGCAAAAAGAGTGCTAAGAATTTAATCCAAAGAGTTATGTCCAGGAGGAAAACTAAAATGTCTGAAGAAAATATTATAGAGGCAGCATCAGAAACTGAAAAAGCTCAAAAGCAAATTAAAGCTAGCAAACAGATGCGAGCAAAGAAAGAATTACAAAGAAAGCGTAGCGAAGCAAAACTGCAAGCACAAGACAAGTCAGATGAAATGAATACGCTTCTCAAAGCACGTATGTCTGATTTTAGAAAAAAAGCAGCATCTAAACAACAAGCAGCACAGAAACAAATAGTGCAAAAAAATTCTTTTGATCCACAAGGTAATGTTATTTCGGAGATGGATAATATAACAAGCACTGATTGGAACAAGAGCCCAGTAACAGGACCAATCCCTCGTGGTGGTTCTGCTGGTGGTGTGGATGTATTTACTACTGCTCTTAAGGTTGCTGAAGAAGGCAGCGGTTGGGGTAGAGACCCTGAAACATCATTTGCTAATCTTGTATTCAATGATGGCACTGCAGGTAGAATTGGCGTCTTTGATGCCAAGAGAATTCTTGCTACTTATGAAGGTTTATCAGCAGAGAACAGAGATAAGTTCCGTGTCATGTTAAACATGAGTGCAACAACTTATCAGAAGGCTCTTGATTTTGCTATTCGCAACGTCTGATAAGGAGGAACATGTTTGGAATTAATAAAGAAGTTAATAGAGATATAAAAATATTAGAAACAAAGTTTCAAATATATGAAGATCTTTCCAAAGAGATGCTTGACAAACTTGAGAGAGCAGTTGATAAAATTAGTGAGAGTAATCAAACAGTTGCCCTCATTCTTGAGCGTCACGAGAATAGATTAGAACAGAGTGAAAGATCCGATCAGATTTTGATTGGAATGATTCAAGATTTAAAAAGTGAAAACAAAGAAGATAACCAAACAATTATAAATCGTATTGAAATTGTAGAAAATCGTACGAGCGATCTTGCTAAATTTAAATGGATTGCTACTGGTATTGGAACTACTGCTGTTATTATTCTTGGATCAGCTCAGTTCTTTGGTAACCTCTTGACAACTGGCAATCATGGTGCTAATATAGGAGGAGCGACCACCCAGCAATTGAAATGAATTATATTGACACCAAATATATTGGTCTGGTCTCCACTCAACTTCTTAAATTTGCAGAAAAAAAGAAAGGAACGTATAATTTTCGTTGTCCTTACTGTGGTGACTCTGTAAAAAAACAAAATAAAGCACGAGGATATCTCTTTTCTGTGC